ACCCCGTCTAGGGCTTCCAGCGTTGCCATATTTCGTTGATTAGTTCTTTGTTGTGGTCAGGTGCGTAGTGCTCAAAAAATACGCTGTCGTGCGTCTGCAAATCATATAGGTACATTTGCCAATAAGCTGTGCGCATTACAAATATCATACAGCTTTTCAATCTATCCTCAGCTATTGCCAGCCGTTGGCGTTCCTGTTCACGCTGCGCCTGTAGCTCTAGTTGGTAGCGCTCCAGGTTTTGCAGCGGAAAGCCCTTAGCCCTCTGTGATTGAAGATAAAGCGCTAAGGCGTCCATTATTAAAGGCAATTTGCAGTTCTTTTTCGTACAATTCCCAGTATTTTTCCTCGTTGGCTATGTGCACGCCGTTAGCTTTGTAACTGCTAATTAAAATACCTAAAGCCGTGTACTCAAAATTCGTGAGGTCCGCGCTGATTCTGTCGCCAATACTTTGCAGTTTCGTTTGTTCGTGTTTTTCCATTATCGTTAAATCCAAAGTGGTTAAAAAAAGGGTTTGTAAAGTCGTTGGGAATCCAACCGTTTTCTATGCATCTTTGCTTTCGTCGCAGCCGTTCGTCGGGGTGCGCTCCAGCTGCGATATAAGCTCTAGCATCGTCTGCATTTCTAATACTGCGACTGCCCCCTTTCGGTTTCTTTTCCATAGCACTACGTTTATTGTGGTTTTAGGCATTGCCTCCAGCGTCTTAAAAACGTCTAGCCCTCTTTCCACGTGCTTGCATTGGAACGCCCAGTTACCGGTTTTCACTAAGTCCATACCGGCAGCGTCTGCCGCCCTGTCCGTGCTCCGGGCAGTCACAACCTGCGGCCAAATCGGTCGCAGAAAATGGGCACAAAGTAGTTCCCACCTGTTCCCCTTTTGTTTTGCGTTTAGTGCCATACAGTTCTGCTAAAAGGTCTAAGTGAGCGCGAATTTCTCCGCGCTTACTTTTCTTAAAACGGTAGGTCATTTATCGGCGCTGTTTTTGCGTCTACTCCCTCCCAAAGGTCGTCAAGGTTTGCGCTGGAGCCTTTGTACTCTTTAAGGTCTAAAATAATAGCACCGTTTAAGTAAAAGCTCAGCCCCTTTTTGCCCATATATTCATAAGCTTTTAGCGTGCCTTTTACCTTCATTAGGCTGTCATTACCAATAAGCCCTTTGTACTCCTTTTTGTCCAACGTGTAAACTTTGGGCAGGTTTTGGCTTTTAAGGCTCACAAACGGCGGTACGTTTTCCAGCTCCTCGCTATCCTTTTTGCGCTTCTGTACCTTCACAACGGCAGCGTAAACGCGCTCCCCTAAGTCGGCTAAGGTGTCTATACTTTCCTTAGAAAGCACTAGATCCATTTGGTACTTTTTGCTAAAGTCGGAGGGACCGGATGCTTCGGTAATCTTCGCCCATTGGGCCAGTCCGGTAATTACCACGTCGTGGCCTTTAATGTAGTCAGGATTCATTTTTGTACGGTAATTTTAATGGTGTCGGTTGTGTATTTCACTTCGGAAGGTGGATAAATCTCGCCCGTTTCCTGGTCTAGTATATGGCGGCCCTTTTCCCAGGCAGCGCGTGCAAACTTAGCCTGTTGCTCTACGTGCTGGAGCTTGCCTTTTAATACCAACCATTCGTCTATATGGTCGTAACTATGGCGTGCAGTACCAGCCATAAATTCCACGCGCCAGCCTTTGTAAGACGTAGCGCCGAGGTCTTTAATTTCGGCCGTCGCTTGCTCCTTTACCTGGTCTAGTGCTTCCTCTAGGAGCTTAATACCGGTGCGAATATCTACCACAGCCTGGTAAGCTGGAATACTACCGCCCTCTACCTGGTCAAGGGTGCGGGTTAATAGGGCTAAATCTACCATCTTGATTCTATTTCTATTGTGTTTAACTGACTTAATTCGTGGCGTGCTTTGGCTACGCGTATGCTAGCTTCCTGGAGGATTAACATATAGTATCGGTCCGCTGGCTGTTCGCTTACACGTAGCCGTCCGTGGATTGCGTTTAGGGCGCGGTCCACGCGCTCCAGGTGCCCCTCGGCTGTTTCTAGGCTATTCATTGCGCAGGGTGTTTACGGTTGTATCTATAAGCTCGTTAATATCCTTTTGCTCCCGAATAAATAGGAGCACCTGGTATATACGGGTGGGGCTGTTGCCAGTTACCTCGGCAATAACCTGAGCCTGTGCCCGTAGGCTGTGAAAGCCCAGCGCGTGGAGCTGGGCTAGTCGGGTGTAGTATTCTAAGTTCACGACGCGAGCCAAAAACAAAGCCACAGCCACACAAAGCCGGCCGCGATTAGCTTAAGAGAAAAAAGTAGGTTTTTCATAATAGTGAGGTTTTAGGATGCCGCAATATTATATACTGTCTTTGGATTGTGCAAATAAATTTTAATAAAAAATAAAAAAGGGGCACTAAGCCCCTGTAAAATAAGGTTTTTAGGCGCTTACTTTTTTCGCATAAGACGCTCCAGGGCTGCCTGGATGATTGCCGGGCGCTTAAATACTAAGCCTACCACAAAGGCAATAGCGGTTACAATTACTTCCTCTTGTGTCATTTGTAATTTAGGTACTGCGTCTTGTTTTTAACCTTCACGGCGCGCAGCGTTTGCCGCTTTAGGTCTTCAATATCAAAAGAAACGTGCACCCAGTCGGGGCCGTCCTCTAAAGTTCCAAACTCAAAAATAAGCTGCGTATAACTGCCGTACGCTTTGAGTAGATTAAATATGCGCATATTCTCGGCCGCGCTGCCCTGGTCAATATCTACCGCCATTCCAAAACAGTGGTGGCTGCTAGCGCTTCCGCCTACGGCTTTGTTTAGCGCTGTGCTGCGGTAGCCTGAGCTTATGCGAATTGGTTTACCGTACAGCGTGCGCAGCGGCTCTAAAACGTGCTCACAAAGCAGCTCTAAGTTCTGCACGTACTCAGGCGTGGGCATATTATTAATGCCCTTGCGCTGGGCCAGTTGGCTGCGCGTGAGTTCGGCCAAACTAAAATGCTTACTTACTTGCATTGCGTTTGTCGTTAACGTAATCGCGGCGCCACTTCCATACGGTGTACCCTATGTTCACGGCCATTAAGGTAAGGCCAAGGGCTAGCTGGAGGTTAGATACCAAAATGCTCAGCAAGCTCATAAGCCACAGCCGGGCTGTTTCCTGTACGCCGTGCTCGCTCATAACTCAATCGGTGCGGGTGGTTGGCAGTAAGCGGCGGCGGGGTTGGCAGCGCAGTAAGCTACCGCGTACTCCGTGTCTAAGGTTTCGCCCAGGCTATGCACCCCTACCGGGTCGCACCATATTTTGTACTTAACAAAGTCGGCGTGCTCTTCGCCCTGCCATACAATATCCACGCTCAGCTTTGTATTGTAGGTAGTGCATACTGGCATACCTTCGGGGTCTACGCCCCAGGCTTTGCATAGTTTGCCCAGCTCTACCACTATGGCCACCTGGTCAGCGTCCCAAACCTGCTCCGTTCCTTCCGGCGTGGTAACTGTCTTCTGAATTTTCTTTTGAAGCGTCGCCCAGGTGCTAGGCGCTATTTCGTACTTTCTAAAAATCATAACGCAGTCAGTTGAGCCAGTTCGGCGTTTGTTAGGCGGGTCTTGAATAGGAGGGCTTGGCTGTGAGAAATATCGCCACCAGCAAGGTCGGATAAATTAAGCACGCTCGTTGCTGGAACTGCTGCCGAAGTATCGCTACCGACTTGCACTCCATCAACATAAAAAACGTAATCGTTTAATTTATATGCCAAAGCAAATTTGTGGCTTCCACTTGTTAAACCAAAAGAGGGTAAATCAATGTTCACTACAATGGAGCCACCCACAAACGCTACGGCTTGAATGCGGCCATCTTGGTAATAGCCTAACAACAGCGAATTTGAAGATGTCCCGTCATTAATAGCAATTCCAGCATAATTTGCTGCGGTGGCCGTTATATTAACATTAGCCTGCACAAACAAAGTCCCCTCCGTCTGCCCAATTAGTGAGCTTATCCCCGTCTTACTGCAAGCGTCTGCCCCACGTGTTGCGGATGCGCCAAGGGTTGGGATGTAGGATGTTGCGTAGGCTCCGACTTCCGTCTGCATACCCCAAAAGTACATTCCGCTTGTGCCATCTCCAGCATAAGTAATAGTTCCGAAACTTTGCACCATTGCGTGATACGGAACGTCTAAACCCGTGTTAGGGGCAACCCGTGAAACGCTACAACGGAACCAGCCATTGCCGTAGTTTTCAATTTTAGCACCAAAAGACGTACCCAAAGCAGTTGCTGTTTGAGCTACAAGGTCAAAACGTCCACTGGGACAAGTTCCACTATTAGCAGAAACTACCTCAACCTTTGTGCGTCCGTTAGCCTTTGCAAAAAACGAAAGCGTGTAGGTGGTTCCAGAAACGAAATAAGTAACTACGTCAAAAAATGCGTGGTCTGCGGTTGTGGCGGACTCTGTTAGTAAATCAGCATTCGTGGAACCATCGGGCGAAATTGTAGCGTTAGCCGTTGCGGTGCTTCCAGTTTTGCTCCAGTATGCGTTATTTAATTGCTCGCTGTATTGGGTTAAATTCGTCCGCTGCGGCTCCAGCAACAAACGGGGGCAAGTGCTACCTAAATAGTCAAGGCGGGGTACGTTAGCCAAAACGGACTCAATAAGCCCCGCAGAATTTACACGGGTAGCCGTATCCCCTGTGCGGGTGAAGGTCAGGTCGCCGCTTCCGTCGGTGGGCTTAACGGCGTACAGTTTGGAGGTCTTTTGTGCGCTGGGTATTACTACCAGGCTGGCGTCATCGTAAAAGCTCATTGGTTCAGTTTTACTAGTTCGTTAGCTACACACTGGTAAGCCTCAAAGGTTCCACCGTCTGCAATTACCCGCGCCTGGTAAGCGTCGGTTTGGTTGTACGCTATGGAGCGTCCGCTTGCAATAATGGTAAGGAAAAGGTCTGGCCTCATTGTGTAAATTTATTAAATACTTTGCGACTGACGGCCAGCACTTTGCGGGGTGCCGGTATGCATTTCCAATAGGGTTATATTGGCGCCGTCGTGGGTGTAGGTTAAATTAATTGGGCGGTAGTATTTACTGCCCCAAAAAAAGCGGTGAAAGTATTGGGTAGGGTCGTCTAGGCTTACCTCGTAATACTCCAGCGGACGCGTCTGCTTTTGCATTAGGTAGTACGCCATTAAATAGTTTAGCGGCAGTTCTTCACTACTCCACTTGCCCAAAGATTGCACGTAAGTAGTGCGCCCTGTATTGGTAAAGATGCGGATGCCTGGAGCTAAAAGCAAAGAGGCGTAACTGTCGCCGTGGTACGTTTGCACGTTTTGGTTGAAGCCCTGGAGGCTTTTGCTGTTATCAATTTCGTAGGTAAGGCCAGACGCTCCCGTGGTGCCGTCGTAGGTGTAGCTCCATTTTAATGCCTCCAGCGGTTGCGGACCGCCAAAGGGGTTGGTAGGTAAAGTGCTGCCGCCAGTTTGTCTAAAGTCAAATTTGTGGTAAATAAGCCCCAGCCCTAAAGGAATTGGGGTAGCTGGTAGGTGTACGTTATTATCAGGGAAATCGTAAGCTGCCTGCACCGGTACGCCGCTAAGGTTTTGGACGCTGAAATTATTGTAATTCCACGACTTGTAAGTTATGGAGGTAAGCCAGGCGTTGGACCCGTTCCAATAATAAGAGCCAAACGGCGTCTGAAATTCCACGTAATAGCGCAGCTCAAAATCTATGTTTCCAGTATAGCCGGAAGGTAAGCCAAAAACTAGCCGTTTGGTCAGGTCATAATCTAAGTGATTGCTGCCGTCGCTCAGGTAAGTAGCTGCAAAAATGTAGCTGCTAGCTGCCTTAAAAAGATCGCCACTGCCTCCAGCTTCGTAGCCGTCCACAATTACGCTGTTTAAGTCCGTTACGCTGTAATACTTAGCGGCGGGCTTAAATGTCAGTAAACCGTCTGCTATTACTTTGTCTAGCGTTTCCGTCGGCTGTGCTGTGGTGCGCGATTGGTAACTGCCGTTGCGGTTGTATAAATCCCAATAAGCTGGGTTTTCAATCCATAAAGCGCGGAACCAAAGGTACCCGTCCTTTTGGTAGAGCTGCATACCAAAGGCCACCAATATGCTGTCCAGCCATTCGCGCGTAGTGCGCCATTCAAAAGTATTTTGATTGTACAAATAGTGGTACTGTGTAGTACCTGAGTAGTGCAATATATTGCGGTCCGTTGGCGCGCTTTTGTGGGTTATTGTTTCGCTTATATAAAAGCCATTAAACAAGTTCCACAGCCCAGCGCTGCCAAGCTGCCCAGCAATTTGGTCAGTAAAGGGCAAAATAGTGTTATTCCAAACGTAGCCATTACTCACCTGGTCCAAAGCTCCAAAGCCGTCAGCAGCTGCTAGCGTAGTAACGCGCACGCCGTTGACTACCTCACGCGCGCCGAGGTCCCCAATAAATACTCCCGCCCAGTTCAGCGAAGGGCCCATTCCGGGTTCCATAGTGCCTCCGTCTGCGCTTACGCGTGCGGCAAAGGCATTGTACTTATTTGTGTAGTCAGGTTCGCCTAGCGCCTTTATTTTGCTTCCTAGGCAGTTCTTTCCTTTGGTGTAAACCTTGCAATAGTAAACGCTAGCGCTGTCGTAATTAATTGTAAGCAGTGCAATAAATGGGCTAGGTCCGTCCAACACCTGGAGGTCTAGCTGTGAGGGTACTATGCCGGGCTGGAATTTGTCCAAACCTTCGTACCGAATTGCCCAGTCCACTACGGTAAACTCCTCCGGCTCAAAGCTGGGGCTAGGGGAAAAGGGTGGATTAATGCACCAAATCTCAAAATAGTGCTCAGCCGTTTCGGCGTAGTGTGTAAGTAAATCAGCCACCTATTCGGGAAATATCAAAGTTTGTGCGCGAATTGCTTACAAATATATCGTTTCCACGTAGCACAGTGCGCCCACCGCCTAAGCCAGCGCCGCCAATTAATCCCGCTCCAGCTCCAACCATACCTGGCGCTGTGCTTCCCAAATTTAAAGATTGAGCACCTATACCGCCCATAGCTTTGTAAAGGCCGCTAAAGGTTTGGCCAAAGTTTAAGCCTTTTACGCCTGGTATTCCCAAAGCCATAAGCGCGACGGCTAGCGCAGCGGCAGCGGCAGCCGTTGCTAGAATTTGCGCTACCATTTGCTTAAGGCCATTAATAAAGGTCTTAAAAAAGCTCTCCCCATTAATAAGCGCCGCGTTAAAGCTTTCGCTAAGGATGCGCCCCATAGTGCCGCCTAGCTCGTTAAAAATAGCTTGCTGTTTATTTAGGTCTACATAGGTAGTATTCAGGTCATTTATTGAAGGCATAGCCTTTTGTACCTGAATTTGCATACCGGCCACCGAGGTACCAACCTCGTTAAGACCTTTAGAAACCAAGTTAATGGTTTCAGTTTTTGGCATCATTCCAGCCACTGGATTGGTAAGCGCTTTAATGCGCGTTTCCAGCCTTTCAATTTCCAGCCGTAGCTCTTTGAAGCGGGCAGTAGTTACGTCTACTTCCTGAAATTCTTTTTGCAGTTCGGTCAGCTTTTCCTTTAAGCCGCCCAAAGTAGTAACGCTTTTTTGCACTGGTCCACCTACGTTAAAGGTTTCCCAAACGCCGCGCATAGCACTGCCTAAATTAAGCGTTTCCCTTACGGCTTCTGCGGTGTCATCCTTTACTTTACCCAGCACCTGGCCATACATTCCGTACGTGCCGTTTGCAAGTTTAGCAGCCTCAGCTGTGTAATTCATTGCCGCGCCGCCGGTCATAATTGCGTTGGCCAGCGTCAAAAAGCCGTTTGCAATAGGGCTAAGGGTTTGGCCTACGTTTGCCTTAAAGTTTTCCCAGTTGGCAGTAAACTGTTTACTTTTTGTGGTGGCGTCGTCAATAGTGCCGCCCATTTTGCCCAGCTCTTCGCTTGCAATTTCGCCTACCGCTTTGGTTACCTCGGCAATACTAGCCGCCTCAGCGCTTACGCCGCCAAGTTTTTCGCGAAGCTGTACAGCCGAAATACCTAAGTTGTCAAGGATTAGAGGGCTTTTACGGCCGATACCGGTAACAATGGACTGCGTTAAATAGTCAACCTCTTGGCCGGTTTCCTTAGCTCGTTGCTGCGCAAACGCAAATAAATTGCCTAGCTCTTGAATTGGTATTCCAAAGTTTCCCGCCTGGATCGCTTGCTGCATCAGCTTCAGGTCGGAAACCATACCGCCGGTAGATGCGCGCAGCTTTTCCATATCGGCAGCCTCGCCAAAACGCTGGAAACCTTGCTGTGCAGCTGTAAGCTCGTCACCAAGCTTTACCGCTTCCATTGTAAAGTCCGCAATAACTCCGACGGCAAAAGCCGCCCCTAGCATATCGCCTATCTTACCGATGCCTTTACTCCAGTCCTTAAGCTCGCGGTCAGCTTGCCGGATGCCGTTGCGAAACTCCTTTGTATCTAAGGTTAGCAGTAAACGCGAAATAATAGTATCAGCCATCTTTTGCTATCTTAAATAGTTTCTCAATTCCTGAGCTTCGGTGTTCGTCATCAAATCTAAGCAAGTCGGTAGGCTGGAGGCCGCCCTTCTTTGCATTCCCGCTAAAGTTGGCTACTATTGTAGCCAGCCACCTGGTGCGGCTCCAGGCGTCTTTTTGCCCTGCGTAGTATGCCGTTAGCGTCGCTTCAATCTCCGCGCCCGTCAAACTGAGCGCGTCGGCTTTGCTTAGCCCAATTCTCCCGATAAGGAGGCCCAGTAGTGTTACTGGACCTCCTTCGGGGAAAAAGGGGCGTTTAAAAGCGCCGGGAGGGCCTCTACAGAGTTAGCGCTCAATTCTTCAATAAACTGGTCAAGCGTTGGCTTTTCTTTAGTGTTCCAATAGCGCTGACAATAAATCAACACTATGGTGTCCCTTAATCCTAAACCATCACCAACCTCGGCCATTCGCTTGCCAGTTAGCTCTTCAAATAGTAACGCTGCCCCCAACGCGAATTTTTGCCCCTTTTCCATTTTTTAAGCGTTTGTTCCTTTCACCAAAGCAGCGGTGCCCTGTAATTGAAAAGTAAATGTACCGTTGTCTTTGTCCGGCTGTGAGCTGGAAAAAGAAGTAAATACAGCCGTTCCTGTAAGGTTAGATTCACCAACAATTGGGGTAACGCCTCCAGCTGTGCAAGGGGTGAGCTTAACGTACACAGTGGTACCAACCAAGTCGTACAAATCGTCTGGGTTCCATTTTGCCGCGTCATCGTCGCCAAAGATAGCCGTACCGGATGCAGTCCACGCCTTAGCGCTAGGCACGTAGGTGCGCCATACAGCCGCATCTTTGCTAGTGGTTTCGCGGGTATCGCTGGTAATATCAAACGAGCACTCCGTTTCGTTTGCCAGTCCTTTGTAAGTGGTGCCGTCGGTGCTCAAAAGCAACCGGAACTCAGTACCGGAATTTGTTGCCATTAGTAGGTAGTTTTAATTGTAAAGGTGAAGTCAGCTATCAATAGGACGTTTTCAGCGTCTTGATTGTAAAGGGTTTGGGCGTTGGTCATCCAAGCGGAAAGGTACGCAGCATTTCCGTTGGCCGCAAGGTACGTGCGTATGGTTTGCAGTGTGGTCTGCGCATTGTCAGCGCTGGCCTGGTATATATACAGCTCCGCGTTTACGTTCTGCATACGGTAGCCGTCCTTTGTTTCGGTTACCTCTATGCTGTCCATTTGCAGCACTATATGGTCCGCTGTGGTGCCCTGGGGGGAAGCCATAGCGTAAACCGGTAGCGCCTGGGCAGCGGTCAAAGCGTCGCGTATAACTTTAAGGTAGTTCATTGCAGTGCGCGTCTTAGCTGTTGCTGCCATTTGCTTTTGCCCACGCGGTCAATACGGGCACGCGTTGAAGCGCCCAGCGCCTCCCAGGCTTTGCCCATAAAGTCCTTAGCGGCGTAGCCCTTATTGGTTCCGTTTGCACGGCGGCCGTACAGTTGCATAAAGGGGTAGCTCTGCGCGTCGCCCTTAGCCTTGCGCACGCGCGTAGGGCCTATCCAAACGCCTATCTCATCGCGCCACGCCTTCACCCTTGCGCGGGTTATTTTAATGGCCTTAAATAGCTCGTTAGTGCCTGGTTTGTTTACGTCCTCGTAAGCAGCCGCACGCGCTGAATTTCGCAGCGGTGTGGCTTCCTGGCGTAGGGCACCGTACAATTCCTGCAGCCGGAGTTTTTCCGGTGCGTTCTGGAGCTTTTTGCGCAGCTCGTCAAGGCCAACAATTCCTTTTTGTTTAGGCATTGTCTTTAAGCCTTGTTTTAATTAGGGTGTAGCGCTTGCGGCCTTCCGGCAGCGCGCTTATCACCTCGTACCGCTGGCTGTTAAATTCCAGCTCCCAGCTGCCGAGCACGTCGGTGCGGTAGCGTACGCGCCACAGTACCACGGCGCTGCTTTGCATTTGGTCGCTCACAAAAGCCTCCGTACCTGCGCCCTCGTTTATTACCAGCATAGCATAACAAGCCCCAGCGCTGGCAAAGCTGCGCAGGACTTGCCCGCTTTGGTTTGTGGTAACCGTTGGGGCGTAGAGGGTAATACGGCGGTCTAAGGTCAAAACGTATTTTTGTATCGGTACAGCACGCGGTCAAAAAAGCGGGGGGTAGGTTGGGGCAAGTCATCCCCATAATCAAAGCCGTATTTAACGCGCTGGTAAATAGCGTGCATTACGTCTTTTGGCGTGCTGGTATTCCAGCCAGCCGCGTAAACTACCTCCAGCTTATCGCCCTCAATGGAAGGGGTCAGCTTGCCGTTTAATAGTGTGTATTCAGTGTCGGCAACGCCGTCCACCTTAACGTAAGTTACCGCACCAATGGGCCAAAAGGGAAGATACAAAGTATCCTCCCAATTGGTCACCACGGTAACGGTTGCGACCCCAACCACCACCTGCGCAAAGCTCAGCGCTTCGTCGCAAGCTGCGTTATATAGGAAGGTCAGCAAACTGTCGTCTGCGCTTCCGTCCACTCGGCAGAAAGCCTTAACCTCGGTGAGGTTAATAGCTGCGGGGGTGAAGTCAATTGTAGTCATTAGATCGTAACGTCGTCAGCAATTACAAACGACTTTTGGCGCAGGATTGCAATATCCATAAAGCGCTCTACGTAGATACGTACAGTTGAGCTCAGCATCTCGGTGTAGGGGTCAATTAACAAAGTAGCACCGCCCCAGAATCCAATTTGTACGTCTTCAAAGTTGCCGAAAAGGATGCCGTAAGTGTCAGGGCTTCCGGCTGTCTTTTTGCTCAAAGTCGTAGAGTAGATATTGTAGCCGTTAGCAGTTTGCACGGGGTCCAACATTCCCTCAACAAGGAAGCGTCCGGAGCCAGAGTCAACCTTTGTCTTTTTCAATTTAGCCACTACGTTGGGGTGCGTAACGTAGCCCAGGCGTCCGCCCAAAGCGTTGTTTGCAGCCAACAAAGCCTCCATATCTACCAAGTCATCGTAAGAGATAGCACCCAAAGCCAAGTCCTGAGCGGTACCGTTCAAAGCGGTGTAAATACCGGTAGGCTGGTTAGAAGCTCCAGTTCCCACCAATACAGCCTGTTCCAAACCTTTGTTAAAGCTTTGGTTCAGTTGGTTAATCATACGAGCCTGGATGCCCTGGCTGTATTCCTGAGCCAAAAGCTGGTTAGATACAGCGGCTGCAATTACTGAGCGCTTAGGCGTCATAGTAATAGTGCTGAACGTCAAGTCCTGAGCAGAAGCTGCGCCGGTTTCCGTGTTCCAGTTCAAAGTGTAGTCGCTGTCCTGTACGGGAAACTGTACGTTTCCGGTCAAGCCTTCAGCTACTGAGCACAAGGAAAGCATCGGCGTATTTGGGTACAAAAAGTCAACGTAACGGCCTGGGTCGGTGTATACCAAGTCGCCGCCCAAGTTACCACCAGTTCCACCGGTAACGGTGTTGGTACGCAGTTCGCGGTTCAAAAACTCAGGCATATGAACAGCGGGCTGGCCTTCGCCGCGGCTTTCAACGCCCAGCTTGTTGCGCTCTGCAATTCCTTCCTGGTTCATTTCAGCCTCAATACCGGTCAGCTTGCCGTTGCGAGCTTCGCGAATTGCCTTCACAATGTTAAACTTGCGGAGGTCTTTTACTTGTGAAGCGGAGAAACCTCCAGCAAAAGCCGAGGCGTCCACTCCAGCGCCTGGATTCTCGGCGCCTTCGTTTTTAGTTTCCATTTGTATGGGGGTTAAATTAATTGTTTCGGTTTCAACCTCAGCCGCGCGGGCACTCTCCAGGCTTCGCATCGCCACGGCGGTAGAGGGGTTTGCGCCGCGGGGCGTGAGGGAAATATCGTAAATTTCGGCCACCTTCGTGATTACGCGCGTTGGCTTTTCTCCCTTTACATTTTCCCAGCGTTCCTCGGCAACAGTAAACGCCCAGCTGGCCTGGTCCAAGTCGCCGCGCTCTACTAGCGTTCGGGCTTCCTTTCCTGTGGCCGTGTCCGGTGCGTTAAATTCAAAGTATAACCCGTCCTCGTCAGCGCGCAGCTCCAGGGTACCCTTTCCCTTATTGCGGCGTGCAAGCACGTAGTCATAGTTATGATTCATAAGAGCGTGGATGTCGTGCTGGTCAATTTCAGCAAACGCGCTTCGCTCTATGCGCTCGTTAAAAGCGCCCATATCGTACGGCTGGTAATTAGCCGCATATCCAAAAATAAGGCCCTCCTGAGCTCCGCCATTAAGCGGTAGGCTCCGAATCTCCTTGCTCTCTGTTGATTGTTCCATTTTGTACGTCGCCTGTCGCGCTCATATGCGCGGGTTTGTTAAATTCGTCGCCGCCCTCAATAGGTGCAAGCCCTTCGCTCTTTCGTATTTCGTTGGCGCTAATTGCGCCGATATTCCAATAGCTTACATTGCGCTGCACTTGGGCCAGCATATCGCCGCGCATTAAACCTTTGAGGTCTAGCTCAAACTCCAGCGGCCCAGTTACCAGCTTATTGGTAAACTCCAGCTCAATCTGCTCACACAGCGGACGGATGCAGTCGCTTACAAATTGCGCGTTCTGCGCTTCAATGGAGCCGTTGTACGTTGCGCCTTGCAAGTGGCCTACCTTATGCGGTGGCACCTTAAAAATGCGGCAAATTTCCTCTACCGAAAAGCGCATACTTTCAATGTACTGCGCTTCTTGCATTGAAATACTTACCGGCTTGTATTCGGCTCCAGCTGTTAGTACGGCGGTCTTACCGCTGTTGCTACCTGAGTAGCGGCGGTCAAACTGGTTACCTAGCTCCTTTAAGCGCTCCACGTCGCGAATTGAACCGTCTAGCTGTAAAATACCTTTAGGCATTGCACCGTTTCCGTAGAAACCGCCGAGGTGCTTATTCGCAGCCATTGCCGTGCCTATGGTTTCCTTAGCATAAATAATCGGGCTAAGGCCATTAATGCCGTCAATAGTGAAGCATTTTAAGTGAATAATTTGCGACGGCTCCAGGCGCATCGTAACACCACCCGGAAGGTATAAGCTGTAAATAAGGCGGCCGCTAGTGGTATCAATAGTTACCAGGTCGGTATCAATCATTTCCAGCGCCGTAATACGGCCACGGGTGCGCACGGGTAGCACGTAAGCATTGCCGCGAAGCAAAAGGCTGTTCACCAAAGCCTGCCGCCAGTAATAGCTATTGTATGCCTCGGAAGGCTTGCGGCTTACGAGCTGGTCCAATTGGCCCTCTACTTTTATCTTTCCGCTGTCGCTTTCACTGTACAAATTAAAAGGCAGCGAAGCGATCGTATCGGAAATAAGGCTAACGCACGCGTAGACGGTGCTAACTGTGGGCGCGTTATTGCTGTTGACGGTTTCGCCCGCGTTGGTTTGTACGCCGCCGATTAGTTGGTAGAGCCAGGGCTTTGGGGAAATAATGCCGGAAATACTCCGGGTTACTCGTTGTAAGAGTGAGGCCATTACGCAAAGGTTACAAAATACATTTTCATTATACAAAAATAATATCTTCCGTTTGGTAGACGGAAGTATTTGCCTGTGCGTTGTGCACGTAACCAGCCAGCGCAGTAATAAGCGCAGCCGTTCCGTCTATCTTATCCGGGGCCTTGCTTTTGTTAAAAGTCCAGTTATCGTTCTTATCAATTTGGAGGTTGGTGTTTGAAATGTGCCAGGCGGTAACCGGGTTGCCGTCGTGGCCTATGCGCTTTTGCTGCACTAGCCGGTATAGGAGCTTCATTGGTTCATTAATCATAAGCACGCCCTGCCGGACCTCAAAGCAGAATTTAGCACCGTAGCGCTGCCGCACCTGGTCTATGGTTTCGGCTGCGTTCCAAGGGTCAAAGAAAATAGCCTCTACCGGGTACTCCTCGCATATTTCAAAAATCTTCTTTACGCGGTCCGGTGTGGTGTTCACCTCCCCAGGTACTACCTCAACGTGCCCGTGTTTTAGCCAGTTGCGCACCAGGTTCGGGTATTTGTTTTTCCGTTTGTCCATAGCGTGCGTAGTAATTTGGTAAAATTGCTTTGTATAAAAGCGCTCCGCTCCGTCCCAAAATAGCAGCACGTAAGCCGTCCAGTCATTCACGGCCGCAAGGTCAACGCCCATATAACAGCGCCAGTTATGCAAACCGGCCGGCTCCTTAGCTGCGCACCGGTTCCAGCTGCCTAGTTCAATGTACGGTTGTGCGCTGCCCGCCCATTGGTTTAGGTGCAGCTTTCGCAATGACAAAAGCGTAGGTTCGTCAAACTTAGCCGTTCGGCTTAGTTCCTGTAAATACTCCAGGCTCACCGTAACGCCCAGGCTAGGGTTTGCCTTTGCCCACACCTCCGGGCTGTGTGGGTCCTCAGTATCCTCTGCGCCGTAAATAATTGGCAAAAAGCTGGGGTCATCTACGTCGCCCTTTAATACTTTGACGGCATACTCGTGCCACTTATGGGCAAACGTAAACGCACCGCCCGCCGTGGTGATTGCAATCATTTGGCTTGGGCGTGCCGCCATTGAGGTGCGTAGTGCCTCCCAAAGCTCCGGCCCCTTGTGTTCGTTCCAGGCGTGAATCTCGTCGCAAAGGATTAGCGAAGGGTTTGCACCGTGGTTGCTGAGGCCGTCGCTGGTAATTGTTTTAAGGAAGCCCGGTTTGTTTAGTAGGTGTATTTCCTTACGGTAGGGTATAAGCGCTTGCTTTAGTACCGGGTTCATTAGAATAGTATTGCGGACGTAACCGAATAAGATACCGGCCTGTTCCCTGGTGGCTGCCGCAATAATCACCTGCGGGTTACTATTCTCCTTCCAGCCTTTAAGTAGGTGGGCAATAGCTAGCATAGCAATAAACGCGCTCTTTCCATTTTTACGCGGGATCTCCAGCCAAACCATCCGCTTACCTTCGCTCCGGCGGATTAGGTCGCGCTGCCATTCCATTAGGCGCACCGGTGTACCGGCTGCGGCGTCCTCTGTAAGTACACAGTACCGCTCAATGGTTTCCTCTGTCCAAGTCATAGCTCCAGGGTCATCTGGTTATTAGCTTCCTTGCGTAGCTTTTCAATCATTCGCTTAGCCTGTGCCAGGGAAGCAATAGCCGGATTGCTGCG